ACGTCACCCCAGGCCAGCCAGCCACCGCCCAAGTCCTCGGCAACTACAACCTGCAGAACTGCGAGCCGACCTTCCAAACGCTCCAGGACACTTCCCCGACCGACGCCGGGTACTGCACCGAGGCCGCGTGGGCGAGCGACAACCCCGGCTACAACGCGGACGCCACCCCCGCGCCGCGGTTGAAGAACCCCCAGGTGTCGGTCGGGCCGGCATGCCGATCAGCGGGCTACGGCAAGCTGGGCGCGCGTCGCGCAGAACACCTCGTGCGCCCTCCGCTCGGCCTCAGCCCGCTCGTACTCCGGCCACGTGTTCGCCACCCACGGCGCCCGGCCGCAGTACCGCTCCGTTGCGTGACACAGCAGAACCGTCGGCAGGCCCCGAGGCGTGCCGTAGATCCGCTGCTGGGCCAGCTCATGCGGGACAGCCCGGCTACTCACTCGCCACCTCCACGCAACGGCAATCGCCGACAAGGCAATCCGAGCAGCCCGGCCGGGGAACCAGGTCACGCCAGTCCACTTCAGGCAGATCACGGCACGTCACCCGGTCTCCCTCCCCCGGCGGCAGTACGGGCACCGCTCCGGATGCAGATCGTGCATGAACGTCCGCGCGCAGTGCGGGCACCTGGCCACCCCGTACGCGTCCGCCCAACCCGCAGACCGGGTCCAGAACGCCATCACCACCGCGTCACCGTCGTCAGGGGACCGGCCGATCCGGGCCCGTATGTCGTCCTTCGACTCCACCTGGATCTTGCCGCCCGACGCGACCCGCCAGTGCGGCGCCGTCAGATCACCAAGCAGCACATCATCCGGCGGCAACGCCACCTCAGACCCGACGGACGGGTCCAGGGCCTCCCGAAGCCCCCACCACGCCGCAGCCCGCTGGTTGACGAACCCGAGCTCGCCGCTGCCGTCCCGTCGTTTCGTCCCCGCCGCGGCGTTGAACCCGTCCACGGACAAGCGCTGCTCACGGCAGCGGTCCACCACGCCGGCGCCGATACCGATGACGTCGATGACCGCAGTCATGCCGTCGTTGCCGTCGAGGATGCCTTTGACGCGGCCGGAGGTCTGCATGGTGTCTTCGCGGGAGGTGCGGCGCAGCTCGGTGACGATGTCGGCGTAGCGCAGGGCCATGACGGTCTTGTCGGTGCCGGTGCGGGCCACGTCCACTCCGACCACGCGCAGGCCGCTGTCCGGCATGGGGCGGCCGGCGTCGTCCCAGGCCCGCCACCGGTCGAACGCGGCCTCGATCCAGCCGAGGGGGATGACGCCGTCCTCGTCCGAGGAGTGGAACTCGCCCAGCACACGGTTGTGGAAGGCCGCAGAGTCCGCGCCCCACTGCTTGCGCCGCTGCTCCGCCCACCCGGCGGAGACCCGCCTGGCCGCGATGGCCTCGTCGAGGGTGACGTGGCGGGGCCACCAGTCGTCCAGGCCGGGGCGCCGGGCGTGGATGTCGTAGAACATGCCGTTCGGTTCGCCTGGGGTGGAGCAGGCGAGCGCGAACGCCTCAGGTAGGCCCCCGGCAGGATCGGCGCCGGAGAACGCGCCTTCGGCGGCTTCGAAGGTGTCAGCGCTGATGGCCTTGGACTCGTCGAAGATGTAGAACACGCTGTCGGCGTGCACGCCCTCGATGAGCTCCGCGTTGGAGCTCGCGACCGCGAACGCCGTCCCGTGGGCGAGCTTGAGGTTCAACGACAGCAGTTCGGTGCGCTCATCCAGCGGCGGCCGGCCGAGCGTGTCCCAACGGATCCGCTTGGCCCACTTCTTGATCTCCGGCCACAGGTAGCGCTCCAGCTGCCGCCACGCTCCGGCGGTGGTGGCGACCTTCCAGTCGACTCCGGCGGCGTCACGGGTGAGCGCGAACCACAAGACAGCGATGGCTTCCATGCCAGTCTTGCCGAGCCCGTGCGGGCCGCGGACGGCGACGCGGCGCTTGACGGGCAGTTGAGCGAGGACGTCGCGTTGGTAGGCGGTGAGCCCGCCGTCGCCGAAATCCACGCACTCGTCGGCGAAACCGACGGGGTCGGTGTAGAAACGGGCAGCCGATTGCCCGGGGGGGACAGTCTCCGACTCGTGGGCGGCTTCGAGTTCAGTCCTCAGCCTGCGCAGTTCCCGCAGCCGCTCCAGCTTCAGTTCCAGCAGCCGCGAGTTGTTCGGTGAGGTTGGCGATCTGAGCGTCGATGGCATCGATGGTCAGCACCTCCATGCTCATCCGCTGCGGCGCGTCGAGGCCGAGGAGTTTGCGGCGGGCGTCGCTGTTGCGGCGGCGCTGCTCGTCGATGCGCATGAGCCGGTCGACGGCGGCGAGGAACGGGGTGTCGTCCGGGACGGGCTGCCCGTCGAGGTAGACGACCTTGCCGAACTGGATCGTGACGTTCTGCCGGTCGAGGAGCTTCTCGACGCGCTCGTAGAGCCGGGTGAGGCGGGCGAGCTCGGCGTCGAGGCGCTGAAGCTCGTGCTGCCGGTAGACCTCGACGCTGACGCGTTCTTCCGCGATGGACTCTTCGAGGGCCCGCGTGAAGTCCTTGGACGCGGCTTGGACGGACTTGTAGCCGAGCTCTTGGTAGAAGTCGTCGTAGCGGCGGCCTTCGTTGCGGTATTGGACGCACTTGGCGCGGCGCTGGGCGACTTCGGGGTCGCGGACCCAGCTGGTGGCGTTCTGGCCCTTGGGCTTGGGCACGGCACGACCTCCTGTCAGGCGATGCAGGCCCAGATGCCGTCGGTGACGGGGGTGAGGGTGCCGAGGCTGCTTGGCATGGCGGTGGTGAGGCCGGTGTTGGCGGTGGCGAACAGGCTGCCCGCGTTGGTGAGGTTGAAGTTCAGGAGGCCGGTGGGGGCGTCTCCCGCTCCGGCGGCCAACGCGGTGCCGGTGCCGTTGAAGTACAGGCCGATGTACACGTACCCGGCGGCCACTGGCTGGCTGGAGGTCAGCGAGATGAGGTAGCCGCCTGCGGTGCCGTAGGTGGCGGTGAGGTCGGCGGTGGAGGCGAGGAGGCTGCCGGTGGGCCCGTAGAGCGCGCCGTAGTTCTGGCCGGTGGTGAGATTGGTGCCTGCCTGGGCGACGTAGAACCCGATCTTGTTGATGGTGGTCGCGTAGGGGATGGGCAGCTTGGCGAGGTACAGCGTCCCCGCCGTCATCGCGATCTTGTCGGAGGCGCGGACGTTGTACGGCGCGAAGTTCCACGCGATCAGCCCATGATCGGCCGGGGACAGCTGATTACCAGTGAGCAGCCCCGTCGTGGGGTGGACGTGCCCCGCGTCCGCGGCCTTGCCGGTACTGCCCGCAGCTTGGCCGCCGGGGGCTTTGATGTCGGCGGCGGTGCCGTCGAGGACGACGGCGCCTTGGGTGCTGGTGGTGGCGGTGGGCAGGTCGGCGGCCTGGATCGCGGCGAGGGCGGTGTTGGTTCCGTCGGAGCGCAGGTACCTGCCCGCGGTCTGGGTGCCGGCGAGGGCGGTGAGGGCCGTCTGCTGGCTGGTCTGCCCGGTGCCGCCCTGCGTGATGGGAAGGGCGGTGGCGAGGGTGACGGTGCCGTTGAGGGCGACCGCGCCCTGGAAGGTGTTGGGCCCGGTCCAGGTGTTGGTGCCCGCCAGGGTGCCGTAGGTGGTCACTGTCGGCGCGGTGGTGCCCTTGGCGAGGGACGCGATGTTGATCGTGCCGGTGCCGGTGGGCTGGATGTAGTACGTGGTGGTGATGGTGCCGCGACCGCTGTAGGCGATCTCTTCGACCACTTGGTAGGACCAGCCGGTGGGGCTGATCCCTGCGGTGTCGGTCGGCAGGAGCTGGGTGGTGAACGTGCCGTTGATCAGGGGCACGGTGATGGGGATCTGGGGGAGGATCACCGCGCCGCTGGCGTCGACGAGTTCGGCGGTGGGGGTGATGACGAGCTGGCCTTGCGCGATGGCGCCGGTGGCGTCGTTGTAGGTGCCGGTGAGGGTGCAGGTGGCGGGGAACGCCAACGCGGGTCACCCCCCCCCGGTTCCGGGTCGTCGAACGCGGGCTCAGGACTGCGCAGGCGCCGGGACGGGAGCCGGGTTGGGCTCCGGGGCGGGCGCGGGCGCGATGGCCTGCTCCACAAGCGCCTTGAGTTCGGCGACGTCGGCGCGGAGCTGCTGCACGGCCTGGTCGGCGAAGTCGCGGCCGTCCTGCTCGGCGAGCTTGAGGAGGTCGGTCACGTCCTTGACGATCAGCGGCCGGAGTTCGCCGACGACCCCGGCGATGACCTTCTCGGTGGTGCCGAACAGGGCCTTGGCCTTGTCGGCGAGGGCGTGACCCTCGGCTTCGAGGTCGCCAGCGAGGGACTTGAGTTCAGTGAGGAACGACACGGTGGTGCCTCCAGGGGCGAGGGTGGGTGTTACAGGTTGGGGAGGCCGGTGCGGCGGGTGGCGCGGAGCGCTTGGGCCTGCATGACGTCGTAGAGCGCGCGCCCGTCGATGCGGACGGTGATCTCCGTGGACGTGTCCGGCTTCGGCTCGGCGGGGGCGTTCTTGGCCGCGTCGCCGTCGCACGGCCAGTGCCAGGAGCCGTTGGCGGTGCGGGTCTCGTCGTGGGTGTGGGTGATGTACCGCTGGTAGGCGCGGGGGTCGTCGGCGTCCACGGCGACTTCGAGGCACTCGGGGTGGACTTCGAGGACGCTGCCGGTGCGGCATCCGTAGTCGCGCTGGTGGATGTGCAGTACGTCGCCGAACTTCGGGCGGCGCTCGGCCTTCTCCGGCTCGGCGTTGCAGGGTTCGCGGTCGTCGCTGGCGTACTCCACGGCCTCTGTATGCGGCGCGGGTTCCAGCACGTATCCGGCCCAGGCGCCGGGCGCGAAGCAGGCGACGGTCTCTGCTCTGGCCGGGGCGCCAGCCTCGCGGTTGATGCGGTTGAAGAGGAGGTAGCCCTCTTCGAGGTTGACGGCGTCGCAGTCGATCCGTTCGCGGCAGCCGTCGGTGGCGCGAAAGTGCGCGATGTAGCGGGGCCCGGTCACTTCGCACCACCAGCGCACCGCTGGCAGGGAAGCTTGCGGTGGTGGGCCTGGCACTGGTCGGCGTGGGCGGGTTCGTAGCGCGGGGCGGGCCC